TAAATACTAGTAATATACTAGGAGTAAATTATGGCCGTTGTACAAATTTCAAGAATACAGCATCGTAGAGGTAGAGCAAGAACCAGTGGTGTACCGCAGCTATCAAGTGGTGAACTGGGTTGGGCAGTAGACTTACAAAAACTTTATATCGGTAACGGTAGTGTAAGCGAAGGTGCTCCTGCAACTGGTAATACAGAAATACTTACAACCAAAAGCAATATTCTTGATCTAGTTGGACAGTACACTTACAGAACAAATGATAACATTCAAACTGGTGCAACTGGTGCAACGCCTGTACAGAGAACAATTGCACAAAAATTAGACGATGTTGTTAGTGTAAAAGATTTTGGTGCAAACGGTGATGGTTCAGATCAAACGGCAGCATTGCAAAGAGCAGTGGACCAATTGTTTTTATCTCCAATTGGTGGAGAAAATAAAAATATTACATTGAAAATACCTGCCGGTGAATATGTGATCAGCGCACCAATTTACATTCCTCCTTATGCAAATATTATCGGTGACGGAATGGAAAAAACATTGCTTACCGGAACAGGCTCAAGTGTTTTTTATACCAAAAATGGTGAAAGCGCAGGTTCTGGTAATTATGCAGAAGATAGTACTAATGATAGTACCAATCAGCCAAGATACATCAAAATTTCAGATATGACAATTACACACAGCAGTTACGGTGGTACAATTATATTACAAAACTGTAGAGACAGTGAGTTTAGGAATATAAGATGTGTAGGTCAATGGGTTTTTGGTGATGGTATAGACGTTGACTACGGTGCATTTAAATTAAGAAGTGGAGCAATCGGATCTCTTGATTGCAACAATAACATCTTTAAAAATATTCATATTGAAAATTATGTTTACGGTTACTTTACAGATGACGATGCAAGTTACAATCATTTCGATGGCGGAAAAATGAAAACCTTGGGTTATGGGTTTAAATTTGCTGTGGACGCTGTGCCTGGTGCAGCAGGTCAGGTTACTGGTCCAAGTTACAATACTTTCGAAAATATCAGTTTTAATAATATTAATAACCAGGCTATAATTTGTGATCAAGGCACAACCAATACCAGTAAAAATAACAAGTTTGTTTTTGTAGGCAATGATGGAGCCGACAGTCATAATCCACAATCCAGTGTTATTAGATTTGCAAAACATGGAAACCACAGTATTGGCGATTATTTCCAACGCACGGGCGATCTTACTGTAGATCCAAATTTCAACACAGGTGAATATCCTCCAGAAATTGAAGGACCTATAAATTATGAAAATGCCTATCCTGTCACTACTACTATAGGTGGTATACTTACATATGAATATTTTATGGGTCTCCCAGCACTTACTGATAGAGGTGTTATAGAAGTTGATTACAAGTATACCGCAGAAAACACACCGGGTCCTGTGCATCGTAGAGGCACTTGGCGACTTGAATGGAACAGAGATCTGAGTGGCACCGATATTGATTTCGGAGATGATTATACTTATTCGGGTAATTCGGCAAAATTAGAAGCTTTGGAATTTAGAGCAACACTTTCTGGAAATAAAATTTTCATTGATTGTCAAAATCTTACACTAGACGAAGGAATTGACACAGACGAATTTACTTTTACGGTATCCTATCGCTCATAATATGTTTCCAGACAATTATTACAAACGCATCACAGTATGGCAGGATCTACGTAACGATATAGAAACAGCAAAAGATCCGTTTGAATTGTTGTTCACATTTTGGAATAAAGTGCCTACAAACAGTATAAGTACAGATCCATATGATGAAAAAACTTGGCCAGATCCTTGGGAAATGATACTGCAAAATGACTATTGCGAGTTTAAAAAAATTCTTGCAATTTTGTATACTTTACAGTTAACAGAACGTTTTTCTAACTCAAGTTTTGAGATACATATAACACTAGACAAAGATAAAAGTAGATACGTTTATCTACTTTCAGTTGACAATACTACAATTGGAATTTATAATAATGGATATGTTGGATATTATGAACAAAACAATTTGGTTTCACAAGTCCAGTATTCAGAACTGCCTCAGTATAATTAAAAAACAATAAGGAGATAACATGAGCGATACTACCATGATCGTCAAACGTAGTGGCGATAAAGAACAACTTAACATTGAAAAAATTCACAAGGTAGTGGAATACGCTTGTGACGGGTTGGCAGGTGTCAGCAGTAGCTTGATTGAAATGAATGCCAACATTCAATTTTATAATGGTATGAGCTCGGCAGAAATACAAGAAATATTAGTAAGAAGCGCAAATGATTTAATCTCCTTGGACGCACCAAACTACCAATACGCAGCAGCACGGTTGCTCAGTTACGGAGTTAACAAAGAAGTATTTGGAGGCTACGAAGCTTGGTCATTAGGCGAAATGATTCAAAAGAATATTGAACGTGGCGTCTATGATGCAGAAATTTTAGAAAAATATACAGCAGATGAAATTGAAAGACTAGACAGTTACATACATCACAAGCGTGACGAAAACTTTACATATGCAGGACTAAGACAGGTTGTAGATAAGTATCTTTGTCAGGATAGAAGCAGTGGTCAACTTTTTGAAACACCTCAGTTTATGTATATGATGATTGCCGCAACACTTTTTGCAAACTATCCTAAAGAAACACGTATGCACTATGTAAGGAGATACTACGATGCGACCTCCCTTTTTAGAATCAATATCCCAACGCCAGTCATGGCTGGGGTCAGAACGCCAGTGCGCCAATTTGCAAGCTGTGTTCTTGTTGACAGCGACGATACCCTTGATAGCATCTTTGCCAGCGATATGTCTATTGGACGCTATACTGCGCAAAGAGCAGGAATTGGAATCAACAGCGGACGCATCAGAGGAGTAAATTCCAAGATCCGTGGGGGCGAAGTAGCGCATACAGGTATTATTCCTTTCCTTAAAAAGTTTGAATCAACGGTTCGTTGTTGCACACAGAATGGTGTGCGTGGAGGTAGCGCAACAGTACACTTCCCGTTTTGGCACCAAGAGATTGAAGACATTCTTGTGTTAAAAAACAACAAAGGTACAGAAGACAATCGTGTACGCAAACTAGACTACTCAATTCAACTTAACAAAACAATGTACGAACGTCTACTTAGCGGAGGTGAGATTACATTATTTTCACCACACGATGTGCCAGGATTATATGAGGCATACTTTGGTGATCCAGATGCATTTAAAGAATTGTACGAAATGTACGAACGCAAAACCAGTATTAAGAAAAAGCGCATCGATGCAATGGAACTGTTTAGTGATTTAATCAAAGAACGTGCAGAAACAGGACGCATTTATATTATGAATGTTGATCACGCAAATACTCACAGCAGTTTTAAAGACACGGTTTATATGAGCAACCTGTGTCAAGAAATTACACTACCAACAAAGCCACTACAGCATATTGATGATCCAGATGGCGAAATTGCACTGTGTATTTTGAGTGCAATCAACGTAGGCACAATCAAATCTTTAGATGACTTAGAAGAACTTTGTGAGCTTGCTGTTCGTGCATTGGAAGAAATTATTGATTACCAACGTTATCCAATTAAAGCAGCAGAGATCAGCACAAAAGCTCGTCGCAGTTTAGGTGTTGGTTATATTGGGCTTGCACATTATCTTGCTAGGAATCACGTTTCATATCAAGACGAGCAGGCTTGGAAGTTAGTACATGATCTAACTGAAGCATTCCAATATTATCTTCTCCGTGCCAGCAACAAATTAGCGCAGGAGCGTGGCGCTTGCGAGTACTTTGATCGCACTAAATACAGCGATGGCATTCTTCCAATTGACACATACAAAAAAGACCTTGATGCCGTAGTGGAGAATAGACTAAACTATGATTGGGATAGTTTACGCAATGATATCAAACAACACGGGCTACGACATAGCACGTTGTCCGCACAGATGCCATCGGAGAGTAGCTCTGTTGTGTCAAACGCTACCAACGGAATCGAACCACCTCGCGGCTACCTGTCCGTTAAGAAGTCAAAGAAAGGGCCTCTTAAGCAGATTGTTCCACAGTATCAAACACTGAAGAATCACTATACATTGCTTTGGGAGATGTCGGGCAATCAAGGATATATTAATATTGTTGCAGTTATGCAGAAGTTTTTTGATCAGGCTATTTCAGGTAACTGGAGTTACAATCCAACACAGTACCCAGACAACGAAGTGCCAATGAGCGTGATGATCCAAGACTTACTACAAACTTACAAACTAGGATGGAAAACCAGTTATTATCAGAACACTTATGATTACAAAACTGACCCAAGCGAACTAGAAGAAGAAAAACCACAGGTAGAATTACAACCGTCTGAACTAAATGGTAGCGAAGACGAAATGTGCGAAGCCTGCGCAATATAAACAAAAAACACTTGACATACAGCCTTAGTGGCTGTATAGTCATCTATACAGACAGATAAAAGGAATAACAATGTCGAAGACCGTTTTTAACCAAGAAAAAGTTGATTTCACAAAACAAAATATGTTCTTTGGAGAAGATCAAAACACACAACGTTATGATGTGTTTAAGTTTCCAGTCTTCGACAAGTTGAACCAAACCATGCTGGGTTATTTCTGGCGCCCAGAAGAAGTTAGTTTGCAAAAAGACCGTGCAGACTTTGCCAACTTCCGTCCAGAGCAGAAGCATATCTTTACTGCAAACTTAAAGTATCAGACACTATTAGACAGTGTGCAAGGCCGCGGCCCATGTTTGGCGTTTTTGCCACACGTAAGTTTACCTGAACTAGAAGGTTGCATTGTTACTTGGGACTTTTTTGAAACAATTCATAGCCGTTCTTATACACACATTATGAAAAACGTTTATGCTGATCCAGCAGAAGTTTTTGATACCATTTTAGATGACGAAAAGATAATTGCTCGTGCAACTAGCGTAACCAAACATTACGATGCATTCAATGAAGCAGCAGATGCATACTTTCATCGTGGAGAAGGTAGTCTACGTGAAGTCAAAAAGAAAATGTATCTTGCAATGATGACTGTGAACATCCTTGAAGGACTGCGTTTCTATGTAAGTTTTGCTTGCACATTTGGCTTTGGCGAACTAAAACTTATGGAAGGTTCGGCTAAGATTATTTCACTTATCGCTCGTGACGAAGCACAACATTTGGCATTGAGCACACACGTACTAAAACTTTGGGCACAAGGCAAAGACGATCCAGAAATGGCAAGTGTTGCAAAAGAGTGTAAAGAAGAAGTTTACAACCTCTGGCGTGAGTGCGTAGAAGAAGAAAAAGATTGGGCAGAGTATTTGTTTAAAGACGGCTCAATGATTGGACTTAACACAACTTTGCTTGCTCAATATGTTGAATATATTGCAAATCGTCGCTTGAAAGCATTAGGGTTAAATGCTATCTTTGATGCACCTGTAAATACAAATCCTCTGCCGTGGACACAACACTGGTTAAGCAGTTCAGGTTTACAGGTTGCACCGCAAGAAACAGAAGTTGAAAGCTACGTAATTGGTGGAATCAAGCAAGATGTAAACAAAGATAGTTTGAAAGGATTTAGTTTATGATACACATTTGGGGTAAGCCAGCTTGTCCTAGCTGCACAAAAGCAAAAGCACTATGCGAACAGCGTGGTTATCAGTTTGAATACCTAGAACTAGGAAAAGATTTTGACAGAGATGCAGTGCTTGCAGAATTTCCAGAAGCACGTACATTTCCACAGATTGTTGTAAGTGGGGTAAAGGTAGGCGGTTACGAACAGTTTACAAAATACATTGAAGAAACTAATTACACAGGCACAGGATATACTTTATGATTATTGAAACACCGTACAAACAAAATGATACTATTACAATCCGCACAGTTGCAGGAGACGAGGTAGTTGCACGTTTTGTTGAGGAAGATACTAATAGTGTCACAGTTACTAAACCACTGGCAGTAATGGTATCACAACAAGGCTTAGGTTTAGGTCCTTGGACTTTTACAGTTGATCCTCAACAGAAAATTACAATAAATAAAAGTACATTGGTATTTGTACACAAAACAGAAGCAGAAATGGCAAAACAATATGTGCAAAGCACAACAGGAATAACAGTATAATGACATTGGTCGCAAGAAAAACTGA